AACACTGAGTCGCCGGAGATTGGCACCTGTGCCGGGGACCAGTTTGCAGCCGTTCCCCAGTCTCCCTCGTTCCCACTGTCTGTACCTACCCAGGTTAAATTAGTTGGCATCTTTGCCCCCCTTGTATGGCATCATTTTGTTAAGTGCCTCTTGTCTCTTCTTGCATCCGCCGCATGGTTTAACCTTGCCCAGCGTAGCCTTGTCGATCATCTTCTTGATTGTATCGCCCAACCCTTGCGACTTTTTAATTCTTGGTACGTCTTTTGGTGGATCTGTATTCTTGTCGCATATTCTGCATACGCCGAGCGAGGGTCTGAGATAATAGTCTATATTACAACAGCCGCCGCCAATGACTCCACAGTCTCTCCAATGTTCGCACGTCATGAGATAGCCCAAGTCACTGCTGGATGCGTGCCAAGTGTTGCATAACAACTACAGGAATCACTACGAAACTGGTGCGATACGCTAAATGCGTCAGTAGTAAAGCCATTATCACAACCACATCCTTCAATAAATGCTGGACTCGCTTGGTCGCTTTCTAGCCAAAACTTTTCGCCAAAAGCGCAGCCACCGTCATGATATGCGCCGTCATAATATAACCGCAACTGTACCGAACTACTGCACATCCGACCTCTTGCGCCGCCGATAGTTTGTTCGCTAAAGCCAAAACTAGCCCATACCCCAATTTTATCTATAGTAACGCCCGATGCACAATCAGAGCAGCCCGATATTGTCTGAGATCCGCCCCCATCTCCGATGAATGCCATGTCCCCAGATCCGTCACTCCACTGGCATCGTGTAATTGAAGGCGGATCTGGCGGCGAACTGTGTCGAATCAATACACCACTTGCAGCAAATGACGAGAATGTGATATCTGGGCAACCACTTGTAGAGTTTTCTAGGGTAATAGATGGCACATTTACGGTTACTGCATAGGTAGCAGGGCAAGCCGTACCATCTCCGCAACTTGTGGTGGTTTCGCATCTGCCACAACCGCCGCCCTCGCATACTGAAGGATCGCCGCAGCCACAATCACAAACTGAACGCCGCCAGCCACTCATGAACAACTTCCATCGTGTGCATTGGCCATACTGAATACAGCCCGGAGGTTGCCGTCTGCATCTTTGACGTGGTACATCATGACCACAACTTCGATAGATCCACCATCTCCGGCCTTGCCGATTGCAGTCATATCGAATCCGGCTGGATATGCGGCCGCGTCAACTGCTACGCCCGGACCAACATCTGTCGCAGTGTTGGACATCTCGCATATATTGAGAGCTGTAGTACCTGTTAGTCCATCAGTACGAACATCAAACCCGCTGGCATTATCTAGTACCACCTCGGTCCATGTGTAGTTGTATCTGTTGGACGTTCCACCGATGGCTGTTGAGGCTGTTATCTTTGCTAGAAAGTACGGTTTCTTAGTGCCGGGCTGGTTGCTTTGAGATGCAGTCTTTTTTGTTTCGTAGTCTTGCAGCATTCGCATCAAACGGGTCCAAAGCCCTGGAGTCAGTTTACCCAGCCCAGTCGAGATGATCGGATATTCGCTCATGTGATGTTTGGTAAGAATGAGAAGCTGGTAGTCTCAGGGAATGGCTGCTTCCAATAAACGACAAGCGTCGGAGGATCTGCCGATCTGTCTAGGTCAGGATTGCCATCCTCTCCCCTGCTTGGAACTTGTCGAAGATGGTAGAAGAAATCCCAGGCCAGCTTGTATGTCAGTTGGTAAGTGCCGGCCGCGATCTGCTTGATATCAACGCCAATGAATAGAACACTGCCAGCGTCAAACCCGAGCCAGGATTCTGCGTTTCGCTTTGTAACTCTACTTAGTGCGCCGCCGGCGTTAAATGATGAGGCTTGTACCGTTCCTGTGATCGTTATATCAGCAGTGGGCAAGGCCATAGACAGAGCATAGCCTTCCTCGTGCAATGGGCTGCCGCCGATGTCTGTACGAGCCGGATTGTCTATACTCGCTGGCATCAGTGGATTGCTCTTCCACGCATCGATGATCACCTGCCCCACGCTGACGTTGATGTCAGTGAATGGCTCAGTCGTCTCTTCTTCTATCTCGGAAGTGTCCCCACCTGTTGTCTCGATGAATGTTGAATCGTAGGTCCATGTAATCTCCCACATATCACTACGCTGATCTGAGAGTTGTAGATCCCATTCTGTAGCGTAGATCGAGTCCACGTCTGGATGAGTATCTCCAAACGTGGGCAGGTCCGTGCTGTTCATGATCTCACCTATCGTCGGGCTGAGTCCATCATCGTCATATGCCAGCCAAGTGCGAGAACCCGTATAGGATTCGCTGCTTCTTGTAAACTGTCTCGAGCCGGCCTGCTCTTGGATTACTAGGCTCATACCAACACCCGCCCGCCGCTATTGCTTTTTATCGCTTTGAGAATGTCTCTCGATATCTTGGTCTGCTCTTTCTCGACTTCGAGCGTCTTGTCGAGTGTCTTGGCTGTCTTGTCACCTTCGACCTTAAATGATCCGATGACTGTCTGCAATGCGTGTGTCGGTTGCTTGACTGGATCAAATTGCAACGCGCCAAAATCACCCATCGCCGCAGCAGGTAGATCCTTGGTCCACTTCTCTCGTAGGTTTTTAATGAACTCATCGACCCGCGACGTGTCCCAGCCTTCCGCAAGTTTTTTATTGATCTCGCCGGCTATTGCTGCCGCCTCGTCTTGTAATGCCTGGCCTATGAACTTGAGATCACCGCCGAACACTTCAGCCAGTGCATTGGCTACGCTACCGGCTCCACCAATAACCGCAGCCTGTAAACTTAGCCAGCCGACGTGGACCATCTTGATCATGTCCATGATGCCAGCACCAGCCATGAAGAACGAACGAACAATGAACTCAGCGACCTGAGACATACCACCGAATTCGACGATCATCGCCCGGAGTCGTGTGGCGATCTCTGTCAATGCCGGCGCGAACTGGATGGCCAACTGTTGCGTCAATCCCTTCCAGACTGATCCAATTCTCGCCCAGGCATCGTTGGCCTGCTCTACCAGTGCGCCCTGTTTTATGCCGAAGGTGATACCCAATTCGTCGGCTTCTTTTCTTAATTCTGATATTCCCTTTGCGCCGGCCAACATCACAGGGATCAACTCCAGGCCAGCCCTGCCGAGGATTGCATTTGCGTGGTACGCTCTCTCTGTCGCATCTGTCATCTTGCTCAATTTTTCGCTTATTGCGCCGAACATCGCATCGGCTTCTAATTTTGCGAGAGCGTCTGCCGATAGGCCAAGTTTGTCGAGTGATGACTTTGCCATACCGAGACCCATTTGAGCCTCTCCCACATTCTTGAACATCTTGCCAATGGCTTTGTCCATCTTCTCAATGGATACACCACCCAATTTTGCGGCGTGTTGTAATGTGATAATTCCCTCGGCCGATGTGTTCATGGCTCTGGCCAACTTTGTGACCATGTCCACTGACTCGAGTCCAGCCTTTGTCATTGCAACCAGCGCAACTACAGCGATACCAGCCATAGCCGCGCCAAAGAGTGCGACCTTCTTGCCGATGTTGACAAAACCCTTAGCAAGCCTGCCAATGGTCCCGCGTACCGATTTCATCTTTTTAGAGAAGGCGGCCGTTCTTGCTTTAACATTTATGAATAGTGAGCCAACTGTAGCCATCTTTTTAGGTCCTTTGTGCCATTGCTGTCATGATTGCGAGCATCTCATCCTCGTCCTGTTCCGGCTTCTCCATCAGTGGCATAAAGTCAGCCGGCTGGAACGTCTTGCTTCCCTTGCCACTGTTTGCGTTGGCGATCGTGCTGGCAACGATGCCGGCCTGTAGATCACCTCGAACCTCACCAAATGGATCCAGATTGTAGAAGCACATCCACTCCGACAATTCACGACTATCGATTCTGGCGAGCAACTCGCGGACAGTGCATCCAAGTGCTAGAGCCAACTGGAAGTAGAACCGCCGGCTTTGCCGGCTCTCTAGTTTCCCGCGATGTCTTTCTGATCCTGATCCGAGAATCCGTTCAACCGTTGAGCCACTGCGAACACTCGATCGAGTGCTGCGGCTGACTTCTTGCCTAATTCGTCGGCATCTGCTGCCTTGAATAGTCGATCACCAGCCTCGTCGCAGATAGTCAAGACTGCGAACCTAGCCCGGACGTTGTCCATGTTTGGCTTGTTCTTCTTATTAACCATAGACTGCTCGAATGAATCACGCTCAGTCCCCGATAGTGTCCGAACCCAAACCTGGCCGCCCCACTCAGGAACGTCTACCGATTCTTTGGGCAGATCATCCGCTTGAAGTATTGAATCACGTGTTAGCATTATGTAGCGAGGGCTATAGAGCCTGTCACCTTAAATGTGAGAGTTGCTGTCACCTTCTCATCGATTGCGACGTTGGCCTCGAAGCCTGTCAAAATCGCTTGAAAAATAAACGTACTATTCCCACTGTCTGCAAATGTGATCGTTGTAGTCGCAGCAACAGGCGCAGCCGTTGCATTGCTGTCCCACGATGTCTCAATATCTGCGTCGGAGTTTGGATCGTACATGATCTCGACTGTCATCTCACCACTGTCAATAGTGCCTGCGATAAATGTGCGATGGATCGATGTGATATTCGTCGTATCTAACGTGGCCACCGATACCGATGGAGTTGATATGCTCACAACATCCGCGATTAGTCCGCCGTGGTCCAATGTTGTCCCTTGTCCTGTGATAGCCATTAGGCTGCCCCCTTCTTTCTATTCATGCCAAGCAATAAAATCCATAACAACCCGGAACGCTC